ATGTTGGGCATAGAGAAGACGGGGGCCGAAGCCCCCGTTTTGCTTACGAGGTCATGATGACCCAGTTAGTGCCGTCGCACACCAGCATGGCGTTGGCGCCCGCCGTCCCCGCGAGGATCGCGGTGCCGGGAGTAGCCGAGCTAATCGGCAGCACGTTGGACGACGCAGACACGACGGTCTGGGCAGCAATCGTCTTGATCCACACCACGCGGCCAGTGTTGGCCGACGCAGTGGGGAACGTGACGGTGATGCTGCCCGCGCCGTTGCAGACGACGAAGTTTTCCGTGTCAGCCAGAGAGAACGAAGCCGCCTTGGTGACGGGCGCGTTCAGATCCAGTTGCGTGCCGTTCAGAACACCCGTGACCGCGACCGAAGCGCCAGTGATGGCGCCCGTGACGGTCACGCTCTCGAACAGCGGGTCGGCGTAGGCAACGCCGATTGCTTTGGTATCGGGCATGATGCCTCCTTATCAGGCCACGCGATACAGCGTCCAAGCACCCGCGGCGCTCTTGCGAGCAACCATGCTTGCGCCGGTCGTGACGGGGATCGTCATGGTCAGCGAACCCGAGACAGTCCAGCCGGTGCCCGCGGCGATGATCGCGGTAGCGGAAGACGTGCCGAGGTTGACCACACGGAAGGTGAACGTGGTGCCAATCCGGTCAGAATTGATCAGCACGTTTTCCAGCTCCGTGACCGTGGGCAGCGTGTAGGTCTGGGCCGCGGCGGTGACACCGCTGTTGGCCAAGATCAGACCGTTCAGCACTTGCGCGGGGGTCAGGGTTGCAGTAGCGGTAACCGCCACCGGATCTGCGGTCAGGTCAATGAACGGGTCGTTGACGTTGCCGTCGCCAAGCTGGTAGCCACCAGCGCCATTTGGGAGAGCCATGATGAATTCCTTTCAGATGAAGTTCAGAACGGGGGCCTTAGCCCCCGTTTCGGTTTAGCCCCAGAGACGGCAAGCCATCTGCGGACGGATCACGCCGTAGCCGTACAGCACGTCGATCCGGCAGGGCATCCGGTCGTTGTTGATGTCGTACTGACGCACGACACGCAGGCTGATGCCGTTGTGGTTGGCGCGGCTGGCCATGTCCACGCCTTGCGGCAGAAGCAGGTCGGCGGTGGCAAACGTGATGGCGTCCTTGTGGTAGACCAGGTTCTGCGGGTACTGCGTGGACGCAGCGCCGATGAACGTGACCGTTTGGCTGTTGGCCGGCAGAGAGCTGACGGTGGCCAGCGCCTGGTTGGCCGAGTACATCGGAGCAACCGTGACCGTTGCCGCGCCACCCGATGCAGTCACGCTTGCGAGCGCAACAAACTGGAACAGCGAGCCAGTGGACTCACGGGTCTGCGGGTTCACCGCAAAGCAGCCCGCCACGGTGAACACGTCGCCAGCAAGAACGGTGTTGGTGCTGCCCAAGCCGGTGAGCGAGATCGAAGTCGCGCCTTCGGTCGTCACTGCAGCCGCCGTCGTGCCGTTGGTGCGCGAGCCAGTCGTGAACTGCTTTATGGACTGGCTCATGTTGACTTCTTCGAAGCCCAGCACGCCAGTGCCCATCATGCCGTTCTTGAACTGCTTGCTGATGGTGTCGGTGGGGTTGAAGAGGCCCTTCATCCCCTCCACCAGGCCAGCGTTCGCAGCGGGGTTTACCGTTGCGTAGCGCGGCGACATCACCGCGGCGTTCTCGTTCAGCTTCTGCTGGGCCTGCAGCAGAACCAGCGAGGTGGCCGGCGTGGTGCCGGGCGTGCCGACAGAGTTGCCGATCTTGTTGAACGCGTTGGCCACGTCAGCGTCAATGCTGGCGGCAAGCTGGCTGATACGAGGCTTCAGCACACGATCCGCGAAGTCGTCCAACTGCATCGTCAGTTCGGCGGACGTGAAGTTCACGCCGATGTGCTTCTGCGAGGAGACGGTCAGGGTCGTGAACTGCTCGTTGTCGTCCTGCACTTGCAGGGCGGCGCCGTCAGTCACCAAAGCGCGGTCCGGCAGGCGGATGCGCAGCGTGGAGCCGATCTTGGCCCCTTCGACAGCGAAGCTGTCGTCGTACTGGCGGTTCACGTTGCGCGTGAGCACCAGGTTGTTTTCCAAGATCTCCAGGGCCTTCCTGGTGATCATGTCAATCGTGAGAATCGAATTGGCCACAGCGGGCTCCTTTCAAATTTAGCGATTTGCCTGAGCCTGCATCTTTCGCATCTGTCTTGCTCGTTCGGCTTCAATCCATTCCGACGTACTCATGTTCTTGATGGAACGCGGGTCAGTCGTGTCATACGACGGGTTGTTGTTGCCGCTGCGTGCGGTGACGGGTGTGATCGGTGCTGGTGCAGACGTTGAGCGTTTGACGGGCGGATTGTCGGCCAGTTTGGCCTCGATCTTCCCAATTTCCTTGGCTTGCAGGATGGGCGGTAAGCGAGCGATACGCTCCGTTTCCTTGACATTGGTGCCGAGGTAGTACGCTACTTCAGGGCCAACGTCAGATGCGCGGATGGTGTCAGCCATGACGGTCGTGATTGGCAGCTTGGGGTTGTAGGCGACTTGTTCAAAGTCGTCGTACTTTTCCCTGGCTTGCTCCTCACGGTCGTGATAAGCCTCCAGCAGTTCGGTGTGCTGCTTGTGCATCTCCCGCTGTGCCAGTAGCTGTTCGGCCTTCTGAACTGCCAACGCTTCCGCGTAGGCTTCAGTCGATTCAAACTGCTCTGCAGACGGTAGTTGCTTAGGCTGCTCAACCACGGGCTGCTGTGCCCGTTGACGCTCCCACTTACGCTGCTCTCTATCAAGCCGTTTCCTGACGATGGCGTCCAACTCTTCTTGAGTAAACGTCTTCGTCTGTTGTTCGACTTCCGGCTCAGTTCCCTGCTGTTCAACAGGACTCGCTTCCGTAACTGCCGTGGGTTCCGGTGCGGCTGGTGCGGCGTCGATCTCCGCTGCGACTTCTTGGCTCATGTGTGGGCCTCAAGAAAACCTGGTCATCGGGCCAGTACGGTTGATAGTATCACTTAAAAATCTGCGCGCCAAGCAACGCAGGTGTTATGTAAGCGCGCTAATTTGCGCTTGCAATTCCTGCAGTTTGGCGAGCAGTTCTTCCTTGGTTGGAGTTGGCGGGGGAGGGGGTGGCGGAGCCGGGGGCGCAGGTGTAAACATCTGGCCGTCGTACAGATCCCCCGGCTGCACAATGCCTTCGCAGGCAATCCAGCCTTGAGCAGCAGCAAACTCAGCATCTGCCACAGCCACATTCATCACCACACCGTTTTCAATAATTGCGTAGCGCATTGCGTTTCCCTTACCAAGATGTGATGCGGGCGTAACCGTTGCCACCAGCGCCGCCAGAACCACCTGTGACGTTGCCTGAGCCACCACCACCGCCACCGCCTCCGGGGAACCCGCCAGCGCCGCCAACGCCTCCTGTTCCGCTTTGTCCGCCCCCGCCGCCGCCGCCGCCGCTACCTCCAAAGCCGATGTTTGTGTTGCTGGCCCCAGCGGTGCCTGCCGCACCGTTACCACCTACAACTCCGGCGCCTCCAGCACCACCACCCCCGTTTGAATATGAACCGGACGCGCCGCCAGTGGCGCCATTTTCGGCAATGTTTGGTCCTGTACTTACGCCGCCGCCACTTCCGCCGCCGCCGCCTCCGTACAAAGAACTACCTGCGCCATATCCAGCAGCACTTGAGCCGCCGCCCCCGCCTCCACCATATTCGGCACAAGCTATTGGAACGTTGCTGTAGCTTGCGGGATTTAAATCGGCTGGCCGCCCGCCGCCGCCGCCTACTGCAGACAACGCTTCAAAAGTTCCGGTACCGTCGCTAAGTCGAATTCGTGGACCCCCTGCGGCGGTAGTGGTGCCCGCAGAAGCAGACCCGCCGCCGCCTCCCCCGGCGCTACCGGACTGATATCTACCTGCGCCGCCCCCATACGCATATACCAAAGTGCCAAACGATGTGTTGCCGCCAGATGTGCCATCCCCGCCGCCGCTGCCGCCTGTGCCGCCCGCGCCAATAGTAACTGACACCGTAGACGCAAGGTCACTTGCGCGGTACGTCTGAATGACTTTTGCGCCGCCGCCGCCCCCCGCTCCGCCACCACCGTTTCCTGAAAACCCCGATCCGCCACCACCTCCAGCGCCCCAAAGCTCTACCATCACCATCGTCCTGCCCGCAGGCTTGGTCCAGGTGCCGGAGGAGGTGAAGACTTGAACGTCCGAGGCGCTGGCTATGGTTGTGCTGACCCAAGTTGTGCCGT